TTATAAAGTTGCAAACTCAGGTGATGCTGTTGCTTTAAACGTAGCTGGTTATGAGTATGATGTTTAAGGAATAAAATATGTCTTATCCAGCAATTCAATTAATTAATAGAGCTTGGGTGTTAAGCGGTATTGTAGGCAAAAACCTGCAAAACACGCAAGGCAATCAAGCTAGTGATGGTTTATTTTTATTAAATGAATTGCTGGAATTTAAAGCGATTGATGTTAATTTAATTCCTTATTTTAAACATGTTGAATTAACATTAAATGCTAATCAAGAAACATATTTTGTTTCTAATTTAGTTTTTTTGGAATCAATGACGTTTAATATTGGTTCTGTTCGTTATTCAATGCAAAAAACATTAAGACAAGAATACTGGGGAACAAGCAAAGCGTTAGATATTCAGTCATTACCATTTCAATATCATTTTGAACGGGTAAAAGGTGGCGCAAATGTTTATGTGTATTTTACTCCAAATCAACAATACGTTTCCAATTTAACTGGAAAATTTGGTTTAACTGACGTTTCTTTGCAAACAGATTTATCTTTAACGTATGACGGCGCTTATATAAGTTATTTGCGTTATGAATTAGCCAATTTTATGTGTAATGAATATGGCGTTCCATTTCCAGAACGTCATGAAAGAACATTAATTTCAATGAGAAACATGCTAAACAATCAATCGCCGCCTGATTTAAGCATGAAAAAAAGTTCAACATTAAGCAACAATTATGGCATTAATTACGGAGTTGTCAATATTTGCAATGGCTGGTTGCCTAGCGGGAGTCGATAATGCAAAGTCGCATTAAAGAAATTCCTATTAAAATGGTAGGCGGTTCGACTTTTGGCCGATATCCTAAAATTAACATTGAACAAACTTACAACATGATTGTAAGTGATGATGCTTTAGTTGATTACGGCGGATTCAAAGCAATTATTAACACAGGAATAAATGGTAAAGGTCGTGGAGAATTTACTAGTTTACGAGCTGAAAAAGCTTATGCGTGCGTTGGCAATGGGATTTTTTCAATAGACGCAAACAATAATTATACTAGAATTGCAACAATATCAACGTCAAATGGTGATGTTTTTTTTGCAGAAAATGAAAAAAAAGAAATTGCGATATGTGACAAGTTAAACATATATATATACAATTATGGTAATAATACTTTTCAAATAGCATCGGAATCAAATGGCGTTCCGCTTGATTTTAGGCCCGGATATGTGACTTATCAAAATGGCCGATTTATTACGGTAGCATTATCAACTAATGATTCTGACGTTGCGCAATGGCGATTAGGATCATTAACTAATTCAGTTTATTTTCCTTCTGATTCACAAAGTATTGGGTTGTTTCAGTCAAAAGGCGATATGCCAGTAGCTGCTTTTCCTATTCCGGGCGGTGGAAATGTTTTGATTGTCATGGGTTCTACTAGCGGCGAAATTTATTATAATGTAGCGTCGTCGGCTTTATTTCCTTATCAGCGTAGTACTAACTCTAGTTTTGACTATGGATTGTTAAACGCATCCACTCTTGATTTTGGCGACAATTTTGCTGTTTGGTTAGGTTATAATGAAAAATCTGCACCTGTTGTGATGTTTTCTGACGGTAAAAATCCGCAATCAATATCCACTGACGGTATTGATTATAAAATGGCATCATTAGTTAATCCAAAAAAATGTTTTGGATTTTTGTTAAAGCAAGATGGCCATTGGATTTATCAATTTACTTTTTACGATCCAGCCGATAATTTTAGTATGATTTATGATTTTAAATCAAAAAAATTTAGCAACGTAAGCGATGAAAACTTAAATTATCACCCAGCCAAAAAAGCTAGTTATTTAAATAATCAATATTATTTTGTTAGTTTTAATGACAACAAAATATATCAATTTGGGTCACAATACACAACTTACGATTACGGTACTAAAAACAAAGAAATTCCAAGAATTAGGATTACTCCATATGTTCGAGACAGTAAAACTAATCAATTTATTTGCCGATACGTATCTTTTCCGATGGAAATGGGTTTAAGTCATCGGTATAACTCAGTATACAGAATTATTGTAATTAATGGCGGGTCAAATTATACTGAAGCATCTGTTCAATTTGTGTGTGATAGCGGGTATAATGCTAAAGCAGAAGCCGTAATTGTTGATGGTGTTATTACAGAAATTAACATTACAAATCATGGGCAAAATTATTTATCCACCCCCATTATTATTATTAATGGTGATGGAGAAGGGGCTGAGGCAATTGCTGTATTAGACAACATAGCGCCAAGGGTAGATTTGTCTGTATCTAATGACGGTGGGCAAACATTTAGCAGTTCTGTAGGGATGTTTATGCATGAATTAGCTAAACGAAAAAACAAATTTATTTATTATCAATTGGGTTGGTCAAATGAAATGGTTTTTCAATTTAGGTTTTGGAGCTTTGACCGATTTGTAATTAGAGATGGAATAGCGGGGATAGAATGATTATACCAACTTTTTCAGGTGATGCAATTGTTCAATCAGACGGCATGCCAACATCTGAATTTAAAAATTGGATTGATCAGCTAATATTAACATTGCAGCAAAACGCTGGGACTGAAGGGCTTACGCCTAGTTCATTGACCAGCAATGACATTAGCACAATTGAAGCTAGTGACGTAAAACAAAATGGGACATTTATTTATGATAACGAAAATCACGAAATGAAAGTTAACATAAATGGAACATTTAAAACTATACAAGTTATATAAGGGGTATTTATGAGTAATTGGTACGATCCATTTGGGTTATTTACGGATAGTTATGAAGATCCGTCCAAAAAGGCTTTACCGTATTTACAACAAATACCTGATGCTATTAAACCATATTATCAACCTTATATGGATGCTGGTACATCGTCGTTAGCAACATTGCAAGACCAATACAATATGTTGTTAAATGATCCAACAATTATGATGAATAAAATTGGCAACAGTTATACTGCTTCACCTGGGTATCAATACAATGTTAATCAAGCAACAAATGCTGCAAATAATGCTGCTGCTGCTGGTGGGTATTTAGGTTCTCCTGCTGAACAAGAAAATTTAGCTAGTCAAATAGCTGGAATATCAAGCCAAGATTATAATACTTATATGCAACAAGCTTTAGCTCAATATGGTTTGGGATTACAAGGCACAAGCGACTTAAACACAATGGGATATAAGGCCAATACTGGGTACGCTGGCGAGTTGTCAGATGTATTAAATTCAGAGGCTAATTTATCTTATGCTGGCACACAAGGTAAGAATGCTAATGATGCGGCTAAAATGAATAATTGGTTAAAATTAGCTGGCATGGGATTGGGATACAAAATGGGCAGTCCTGCCGTTGCAATAGGTAAAATATAATAAGGTAATAATATGGCTGTATTAAATTTTGCTGTGCCGACAAGTCCTTATCAAGGTTTAGCAGATTCGTTATATAACAGTTATGCTGCTGGCGTTAAAGCTAAGCAAGATATGCTGTCTTTTCCTGAACAGCTAAAACAATTACAGTTAAATACAAAATTATTAGAAACAAAACAACAATATGCTGACCCATTAGCTCAAGCTGATTTGACCCAACAACAAGTGTTAGCTCAATATGCTCAACCTAATGCTGCAGCCGATTTACAAAAAACACAATTAGCCAACGCGTTGGCTGAAATTACCAATCGTTACGCGCCAAGAAAAAATGAAGCAGATATTGGATCTACTGAATTATCTAATCAAGTAAGTAGAATTGGATTAAAAACATTACCGGAAATGAATCAAGCTGCGTTAGAAAAAGCTTTATTAGGCAATAAAGAAGCTAATATCAATTTGCAAACCTTAAGTGATAAAAATTTAGCTGATATTGCCGAAGCTAAAGCAAGAGCGCAATACATGGGGATGGGTGGCGGCAAAGGCGGCGTTGTTGCTAGCAATTTAGGTATTTTAAGATCAGCCATAGATCGACAATATCCAAATGCAACACCCGAACAAAAAAATGCTTATTATGATGCTTATTTGTCAGGAAATTATGAAACAACACCAGATGGAACACCAATCCCAACGCCATATGGAGAAGTGCAAACAGCTTTAGATGCTATTTTGCATAGCACCAATACTACTATGGCGCAAAATCAAATGAGATTTGCGGCAACATTAGATACGTTGTTTAAAAATGCCGATCCAATTGCCGAAAAAGCGTTTAAATTTGCTGGAATGGCCAGAGATGCCAAATTAGGAATTGATGCGTTAGCAGCTCAAAGAGGAGCTAGTGATCCTGATTATTTAGCTTATTTACAATTTACAGATCAAGTTATTCCATCAATGGTTAGTGAAATACTTCGTACTGGCGGTTCTAATAGTACAGATTCTCAAAAACTGTTAGCTATTCAAGAAACCAATCCTATTCAAAGACGAAACAATCCTGAATTAGCTATGCAACAATGGAAATTCTTGGAAGATACTTATAAAAAATTAAGCAAAACTATTGCGCAATCTCCATCGGCAACTAGAGCAAATTTATTAAGTAATGATTCAAATACGTCATTATCAACAAAAGATAATTCTAATCGTGGAACTTTTGAAAATCCGATTAAATTAATTTTTGATCCTGTGACTAAAAGAGTTGTTGAGGACAAATCATGATATATCAATTTAATGGTAAATATTATGATTTACCAAACAATATAACAAATGATCAATTAAACGATTTTTTTAATGAAAAAAATAATTTATCTAATTCTAAACAACAATTTCAACAACCAACAACGCAACCATCAAATTCAATGAATTCTATTTGGCAACGCAAAAAAGCTATTGAGCAATTAACTGGCGGAAACCGAACAGGATTTGACACTTTAAGAGACGCTAGTTACGGCGCAGCAACTGGAATATTAAATTTAGGCAATTTAATTAATCAAGGTGAAACTGGCTTAGTTAATTTGTTTAGAAAAGATAAATTAACACCAGTAAAAAATAACATTGATTGGGAAAAAGAACTATCAGGTTTAGCGTCTCCTAATCAAAGCATTGGTGGTGAAATAATTAAAGGCATAGGTCAATATGCTCCTGTAGGCGCTGCTGTAGCACTTTCCGGCGGTGCGGCTATTCCATTATTACTTGGTGGCGCTGTTTCTGGCGCTGCAAATGCAAAACCGAATCAATCTAATTTAGATTTATTTGGATTTATTCCAGATGGATTATTGCCAGAAGGTCAAACTGGTGCAGCTATTGAAGGAGCTGGGTTAAATGTTATTCCGTTTGGATTAGGTAAAGCTTTAGAAAAATTAAGACCCTCAAAAATGTTTCGTGGTCAATTGTCGCCGGAAGAGTTGCAAGCCAATGTTGAAGCAACAAAAGGCACAGAAACTCCGTTATCAGATGTTATTCGATCGCCAAAATTAAAAAAACTTTATGAAAATAAAATAGCATCAATTCCTTTATCTGGAGCAGATGAAAGCTTTTTAAGAACTGGCAAACAAATAGAAACAAAAGGTTATGATATTTTGTCTGATCTATTAGGAGACAATAAGCCTACCAATGTTCCTCAAGATTTAGCGGATGAACTTAATAGGCAATATCATTTAAGAAAAATTGAAAAAAATTCTTATTATGATGATTTTAATCAAGCAGCAGATCAATCTGGTATTAATTTAGCTTTACCAACTTTTGCAAATAAAGCTAAAGAATATGCAGACGCAATAGAATCAACAAATTTATTAAAAACAGAACCTGAAGCTAATGCTTTATTTAAAAAATTGCAAAATTATAAAAATCCAGTAAAAGAAAGTGATGACACTTTATATGTAGATGCCGCCGGAAATGCTGATAATAAATTGTTCCCTTCTTACAAAGAAGCCAACTTGTTAAAAGGTCATTTAAACGAAATGGCTAAAAAAGCTTTACAATCTACTGATATTGGCCAAAGAAATTTATCTGGAGTTTTTTCTAATTTAGCCAAATCAATAAAAACCGACATTAAGGATAGTTTAAAAGATAGACCAAATATTTTAAAAAAATATAACAATGCAGAAGAAAATTATGCTAAAAACTTTTCGCCATTTTTAGATAAACAAATATATAAATTTATTGGCGGAGACGCAAATCCAGAAAAAATAGTAACGGAATTTATTAAAACAAGCAAAAATGAAGATTTAGCTGATAACTTAACCAAATTATCATCAAAAATGCCAGAAGAACAAAAGAATTTGCTTGGATATGCTTATTTATCAAGAGCATTGGACAATGAATCTAAATTAAATCCTGCGGCGCTGGCTACCGCAATAGAAAAATTAGGACCTCGGCAATTAGAAGCATTGTTTAGCAATGATGAAACAAGAAAAAACATATTAAATTATAAAAAACTAGTAAAGCTTAATCCTGAAGCATTATCTGTAATGTATAACCCTAAAACAGGAAATAGATTAAAAGGATTAGTATCATTATTAGCAGCAACAAATTTAGGCGGATTAGTTAACGGTCCACTAACTGCAGCGGCAATAGGTGGTGGGACTATGGGCGCATCAAGATTAGCGACAAAGTACTTAACAAACGAAAATGTTAGAAATAAATTAGTAGCTGAAATGATTAAAAATCAAAACAAATTTGATAAACCTCAAATTAATCAATCATTAGCTGCTGCGTTGCAATCATTAGCATTAAGACAACAAGGAAATCAATAAAATGGCAATCACTCGATTTGTAGCTGCACCTAGCCTTGAAATGTATTTTGTTGACAAAACAACTGGTGAGCCATTATCAAACGGAACTATTACTTTTTATAAAGATAATGACAGATCAGTATTAAAAGACGTTTATCAATTAAGTGGATTGCCACCTTATAGCGTTGATTCATTTGTAACATTACCTAATCCATTAACTTTAAGTTCTTCTGGCACAATAGTAAATGAAAACGGAGACAACGTAATTCCTTATTTTTTTCCTTATGAAGGCACACCAACTAATACAACTAATGCTATTGAGCTATACTATATTGTAATTGAAAGCGAAGAAGGCACAGAACAATTTACTAGAGAAGCGTGGCCACCAAATGCCACAAGTTCTGAGTCTAATGTTGTAGTTAATGACATATACAATTATATTCCTAACGGTCAATTTTTAGCGCATACAAATATTTCAGCATCAAGTATTGGCAGCCCTGATGGAATAGTAACTGAAGCTATTACGCCAATTGCGCAAGGTGGTTGGTATTTTTATCAAAATGAAAGTACAACATCAGTTAACAAAGTTTTTTTTACGCAAGAAACTTCTTTTCAAGAAGATCAGCCAACTAGCAACCCACGATACGCTGCTAATATTGTTTGTTCTGGAATTGATTTAACAGATACAGTAAAAGATTTAAGAATTAAATTTCAAAACGTTAACAAATTTGGTTCAGCCGATTTAACTGATGTTTTTACGTTTTCTATTACTGGAAAGACAACAAACTTTTTTAATTCATTAAATGTTTATTTAATTAAAAATTACGGAACTGGTGGCAGTCCGCAAACAGAACAAATTGTGGGTTCTTTGTCATTTGATACATTTTATCAAATAAACAACGTTACTTTTCCTTTTGGCGCAAATACAGATAAAACAATTGGAACATTAAATGATGATTACGTTGAAATAGCCATTAGGTTTCCATTAAATACTACGTTTGATATTACTGTTACAGATGCAGTATTAACGCACGGAAATGTAACCATTACAGCATTTCCAGATCAAACCAATGCTGATATGTTAGCAAGAAGCATTGCCGGATGGATGCCGACTCCTGCTGAAAATGGCGCAGATTTGTATTTGCCTGTAGTTTTGACTAAAGAAGGCATGAAATACGATGATTCAGCAATTGGTGATATTGTCGCAAAAAACAATATTGATTATTTTGATGGTTCAATTAGCACTAAAAGCAATGAATTATTAGCTTATGGCGATACTTACAAAACAAGTGATTATTCTCCGTTAGGAATTCCTTATTCAAGATATCAATCAAAACTTTACAACACAACGTTAAAAGCCCCAATTTATGGTAGTGGCCCTGCTTTTGTAGATACTTATGTCAATACGACGGTGTCTAATGCTTTAAGAATTACAACAAATACGCCCGGATCAGCGTCTGGAGCATCTGATGTATCAACTACTATAGTATTTTCAAATATACATACTGGTGCAAATTATGGCGTGCTAGCTTATGTTTACCAAGCAACATCCATATTAGTTGTAGATGATGGATATGGCGCTGCTCCAGCCAATGCTAACGCGCATACAAGTGGCTTTACTATTACCACAGTTACAAACAATGCTTTAGTAAGGCAATCATTTACAATTACTGGAATTACTTCAGCATCTGCGCTTGCAACTGGAGGAACTGCAAAATATTTTACATTTACTAATTCGGCATCTGGAAGTTATTACGTTTGGTTTCAAGTAACATCTGAAACAGATCCTGCACCGGGTGGAACTGGTATTAAAGTTAACTTAACATCAACGGATGATGCTACTGAAGTAACAAGAATTATTAGAGAAACAGTTTCAGGTTATCAAATTACCAAAGGTGTTGTACCTGCAGGTTCTGCTATTCCAGCTGGTTCTTATTTTACTTTTAGTTCTCCAACGGTTAATTATGTTGCTTGGTTTAAAGTATCTGGATCTGGTAATAATCCAAATGTGCCTGGACGAATAGCTATACAAATTAATATTGAATCAACTGACACAAATGCTCAGGTAACTGATAAAATTAGAATAACATTAAATTCTGAATATTTTGCAACGCCTAATTTGCGCGGATTGTTTTTGCGCGGTATTGATACGAGTAACATTAATGATCCAGGCAAAAGATATGGAATATTATCAACTTCATTTGGTCCGGAATTAGGAACTTTTGAATTAGATGAGTTTTCGTCTCATACTCACACAGGAGCAGCTCAAAATGTTCGTTTATTTCCAGTAGGTAGTTCTGGATCTGGTGATTTTTGGCAAAATTTTGGCGGAAGTACATTGCCAGTTAGTATTAGTTCTACTGGTTCCTCTGAAACAAGACCAGTAAACGCTGGTGTAATTTGGGCAGTTAAATATTAATTAATTTAAATTCTGTAAATGAGGTAAATATGCGTAGATTTATTATGACAAGAGACATTAATGGCTATAATGGTTTTGGTTTACCTTTTTCTGATAATTTAGTTCAATTAACATTAGCTGCTGATGAAGCTCAACAAATTACGGTGCCAAAAAGTAATTTGGCCGGTTATCCTAATGTACTAGCTGTGTTCTCATTTGAGCCAGGCAGCATGGTATGGGTTGCATTAAATGATACAGCTGAAGCTCCAACAGGCGCTGCTGTAAATACTACTTCTGAAGGATTGCCAGCTGCAAGATTAATTGAATTTAATGCAGCAACAGAAACAAATACATTAAGTTTTATAACTAATGACACAAGTGCCGAAGTAGGAGTGGCGTTTTATGCCGTTCAATAAGGGATTTCAATTTGGCATTAAAGAAAATCCTTTAATTAAAAGTGTATATAATCAAATATCGGAATTGGGAGAATTAAACCCACCACCTCCGTCATTATTTATTATTACAGAAAATTCGGAATTAATGCTTAATGAAGATGGCAACAACAATTTAATTACTCAATAGGTGATATTATGGCTGACGGCATAAAATTTAGTCAATTTACAGATGGCGGAGCAATACAAGCGGGTGACAAAGCCGTTGGTTTAAGGTCAGGCTCAAATTATCAATTTGATTTGGCATCCGATACCGATGCTTTGCCAGAAGGCAGCAATAATTTATATGCCACTACCGATGGCGGAACAACGGATAATTTAGTTGATTTGCCAACTATTACCAATTTGCAAGATCAGATTGATGCAGTTGATTTGCAACAAGTGTATGATCAGGGTGATGGAACTATAACTCTTGCTGCCGGTAAACCATTTGAATTAAATTCAACAGTTGCTGGAATGAAATTGCCTGCAATGACTGATGCACAATATAATGCTATATCTGTGCTAAACAATGGCGAAATGGCTTGGTCAACCGATCAAGATCGAATTTTAATTAATGCTGGTACATCCGTATCAAAAACCATTGAATCTGTAGCATATCTTAGTGATATTGCGTCCATTACCGACGATGCTGTTTATGGCGAAATGATTTGTCTTGCAAATACAACGCCAACAACAATTACCACAGCAAATACTCCCGTAAAAGTAGATACAAATTTTGCAACAGGTGCGGTAAGCGGATTTACTTATGTTTCAGGCAGATTAACATATGTTGGCACAACAACAAGAGCTGTTAAAGTAACGGCAACATTAACAGCAACATTTAACGGATCATCTAATAATGCAACATTTTATATTGCTTTAGATGGTAGTCCTATTGCTAAGTCAGCACAAACAAACTTTTTTGGCGGTGTAACTCCTGCAGCGCAATCTGATCCAGTGCAAGTTATTATTCCAGCTTTAGCACCTAATCAATATTTAGAATTGTGGGTAGAAAATGATGATAATTCAGATGATATTATTGTTCAAGATGTAAACTTTAGTGTTACATCTATTGGCGGCATATCGTATGGCGGTGTTACCGTAGTTGGTGAAGACTATTTGTCATTAACTGGACAACAAATTACAGCTAATCCAGTAAATGTAAGTAATACGAATATTACCGGAATTTTAAAAGAAGCTAGTTTTCCAGCTTTAAATGGGGACGTTACTACTGTAGCAGGTGATCTTACTTCAACTATTGCAAATCAAGCAGTTACATATGCAAAAATTCAAAATGTTAGTGCTACATCTAGATTGCTTGGCAGATATGACACAGGATCAGGTTCAGTTCAAGAAATTAAATTAGGCACAAATTTGTCTTTATCAGGCGACACTTTAAATGCATCAGGATCGTCATCGTCATCTTCATATGGTGAGATGTACATTGCTCCAAACAATACGTTAGCAACAACAATAACCGCTAATGCATGGACTAAAGTTTCAGCTGGATCTGGGCCAGCACCTGATTTTAGTTTTTATAATGCAGGAATATTAAATAATTTTACTTTTGCTAATGGGCGGTTAACATATACCGGAGGATCCACAATAAATGTTCTTGTTACCATGACTGGAGCCGGATTTTTATCTTCTGGAAGTGCAGAAATTATTGATTATATATTTTTTAAAAATGGAAATACGGCAATAACAGGGTCATCTTTAAATGCAGCAGTATTTTCTGTAGGAACGTCAACAACGGCTGCACAAAGTTTATCCACTCAAGGCACGTTTTCTTTGTCAACTAATGATTATATTGAATTGTTTTGTAAAAACACTACTGTAGCTAATCCTATTTTTAAGTATGCCAATATTTTTATTAAAGAAATCTAAGGATTAAATTATGTTGCCAAGAGTCAATCAAGTTCCACGTGTAACATCGGCTCAAGAAAGCGGGTTAACATCCATTGCTGGAACTATGGCATATAACACAACGCTTGATTTGCTGCGAGTAATGAACAATGCCGGATCTTTAAAATCTTTGCCATATGCGGACGGCACTGGTGCTAGCGGAACATGGGGCATTAATATTTCTGGTAATGCGGCGACAGCGACAACCGCCACAACTGCAACAGGTTTAAATATTTCTGGCACTGGTACACGTTTTGGTTCTATTACGTCAACAAGTACGGGCGGGGGTGAGGCCAGTCTAAGGCTATCTAGAAAAGATTTAGATGGCTTGATTGCAATAAAATATTTGGCGGATGGCGCAACAGAATATGAAGTCGGCGTTGATTCGGGTAGTTCTTATTACACAATTAAAAACGCATCTAATCAATTTATTTTTTATTTGGGTCAATTAGGCGATTTAATTATTCCAAGTTTAACTGGCGCCGTCGTAACAACTGGATCAGGTGGTGGAATTGGTTCTGTCACAGGAACGGCTAATCAGGTTTTAAGAATTAGCGGCACAAATACTGCGACTTTTGGTGCTGTAGATATATCTAGTACTGATGCTGTTACTGGCACGCTAACGGTTGCTAATGGCGGAACAGGACAGACGTCATATACTAACGGTCAATTGTTAATAGGCAATACAACCGGAAATACGCTGACAAAAGCAACATTAACCGGAACTGCAAGTCAAATTACAGTGACTAATGGCGCGGGCAGCATTACGTTGTCTTTACCGCAAAACATTGCTACAACGTCAGCTCCTACGTTTATCGGCCAAACATATACGGGGTATTCTGCGGGATCAACAACCGGTATTGTAAATTTTAGCACCGCAACAAATGGTCTTGCATATATAACTATTGGCAATTTAGGCCGTGTGATTGGTACAGAAGCAACTACCGGCGATTTTATTATTAATCGCAATATTACTTATGACGGCACCACTTATCGTTATTTGAATACCGGTGCTGGGGCGCAAGTTTGTTTAACAACCGGCACTGTGATTTTAAAAACGACGGCATCCGGTACAGGTGGAAATACGGCGACATTTAATAATGCGTTGGTAGCTAGCAATACCGGAGTAAGTATTGCAACTGGTGATTTAACTATTGATACAGCAGGCAAAGGTTTGCGCATTAAACAAGGCAGCAATGCCATGTTTGGAACAGGCGCGGTATTGGTTGCCGGAACGGTTACAGTTAGTACTACTGCGGTTGCCACAGGCGATACGATATTTTTAAGTTGTACGGCGGCTGGGGGCACCCAAGGTATTCCGCGCATATCGGCAATATCCAACGGTACTAGTTTTACAATAACATCTTCAAATGCGGCGGATACTTCAACGTATTCATGGTTAATAATTAAGGCGGCGTAATATGATAATTGAAATTAAAGTAAACGGCGAAGTTGTACGAGTTCTTGACGAAAACGCAATTAAATTGTTGGAGTATAACAATCCTAGTGCTGAACTTGTTAATATTGTGACAAACGGCATCAATAATTCTGTAAGTCAATTAATTTCAGTAAGCACGCAAGCACTTCAGACCGCGTGGATTCCATTAATTCGTCAACGTTACGACAGTATGCCCACTAAAGACAACGATATAGCAAACCTGATATACTCCCAACCGGATTATCAAGATTATGATCAAAGAAACGAAGTATGGAGTTAACATGAAATTAAATTTAAATCATAAATTATTGCAACTAGATGGGGCAGAATTTACAGAAAATGGAAAAGACGTTTATTTGTCCAAATTATTAGCAGGTCGTTTATCTGAAAACGTAACGGGCATTTCTGCTTTAAAAGCGTATGACTGGGCTAAACAATTATGGGATACGGGCGAAATTGAGATTGATCGTTCTGATTTAGTTAAATTGCAAGAATTTGTAGAATCATCACAATTATTTGTATTTGTCAAAGGCCAAATTCTTGAAATAATATTAAAAGCTTTAAGTTAACAATTTAGCAAAGCACTTATCATTCAAAAGTGGTTAAAGAAAAGAATGTGACTGCGGGGAAAAGTCCCGTTATTTTATTTTTTTACTTAAATCTGATCCAATTTCTGCTCCAATAATTCCACCAACAACACCTCCAACCGTACCGCCAATGGCTGCTCCGGCAATAGATCCTGCATCTTTGCCTGCTGATTTAACTATAGCTTTTTCTATAGTTTTAGGACTTTTTTTAATTTGTTTGTCAATTTTTTTAATAACATTTTTAATTAAATTGTTCTTGCTCATATTCGCCTTATTAATTTATTTAATAACACTATTAGAACGCAATTATTTATAAGTTTAAATTTAAATTGTAAATTTAGCCATAGCCATAGCCAGCGCCAGCGCCAGAACCATAACCATAACCATAACCAACACCAGAACCATATTCACAGCTATTGCCAGATCCATCACCATAACCATCACCATAACCATAACCATCACCATCACCATAACCAGAACCATAGCCATAACCATCACCATTGCCATAACTATAATTAAAACCAAAACCAGAACCAAAACCAGAACCAAAGCTAAAGCCATTGCCATTGCCATAGCCAGTGTTGAAATTATTAATTTTATTCATAATTACCCTCGCCCTGTGCCATCTAAATAACCAACACCATCGTGAAAATTAACACCATGACCATTTCCAAGACCATAAGCATCGTCATAACCATTGCCATGCCCAAATCCATCACAATAATCAAAAAATTTTTTAATTTTAATTTCTTTTTGTTTATTTTTTTTATTTAAAAATAACTTCATTAAATTAAATATTTTTTTAATTATCATAATTAACCCGTTCCTGAACCGTTTTTCCATTCATGGCTATAGCTATAGCCAAAACCAGAGCCATCGTAACAACCAGCGCCAGCTCCAAAACCATGTCCAAAACCATATTTGTTTTCATCATTATAACCATTGCCAAAACCATATCCTTCGTCATCATTATCACCGCCAAAACCGTCGCCATCACTATAGTTATAATCACTACTATAACCATTGCCATCGCCACAATTTTTGTTAAAGCCAGAATTACAGCCAGAATTACAGCCAGAATCAAAGCCACAACTTTTGCCAAAATCATAAAAAATATTATTTTTTTGCATAATTACCCATATCCTGTGCCATCTAAATGACCACAACCAAAACTATCACCATGACCATCTCCAAGACCATAACCATCGTCATAACCATTGCCACTGCCATGCCCAGAGCCATCACCATAATCAAAAAATTCATTAAGTTTTATTTCTTTTTTTTTATTGTTTTTATTTAATAATAACTTCATTAAATTTAACATTTTTTTAATTAGCATAATTACCCATGCCCTGTGCCGTTTAAATAACTAATACCATACCTATAACCATACCCAATTCCACAACCAAAACCATCACCATGATTATTGTTAATGTCAAAATTATTAATTTTAACTGCCATAATTATCCTTTTCCTTCTCCTTTGTAATTGCCAACACCATATTTTTCACCACTACCATCACCATCACCATCTTCAAAACCTACATCATTGTCATGTCCGCACCCAAATTTGCTACCATAACCAGCTCCAAAACCAGCTCCAAAACCATTTTCATAAATCTGACCGTTAACATAACTAAAATTATCGCCATCGCCATAACCACAACCATCAATAAATCCATAGCTAGAACCATCACCATCACCAAAACAAAAACCAAAACCAATATTAGAATTATTATTTTTTTGCATAATTATCCTTTTCCTGTTTATTTTAAAGTTCCATGGCCATTGCTATCGCCATAGCCATAACCATTGCCATCTATATTGCCAGAACCATTTCCAGAACCATTGACATAGCCACTGTCATAACTACTGCCATAGCCAGTGTTAAAATTATTAATTTTTTGCATAATTACCCGTTTCCTGTGCCGTCTAAATCGCCACTACCATTACCATCGTCATAACCACAACCATTACTAAATCCATAGCCAGATCCATCACCAAAACCAAAACTATTGCCATCGCCAGCGCCATTGCCAGAACCATATCCAATCCCGCAACCAAAACCATAATTACTGTCATAAGGAGCATTTTGACCATAGCCACTGCCATTATTATTGGTAATTCCACTGCCATGCCCAGAACCATCACCATAATTTAAAAATTTTTTAAGTTTTATTTGTTTTTGTTTATTGTTTTTATTTAATAATAATTTGATTAAATTTAACATTTTTTTAATTAGCATAATTAACCTTTTTCTGAACTGTTGCCGTTGTCATAGCCATTGCCGTATTCATTGCCGTATCCATGACCAAAACCATAGCCATAGTTAGAACCATCACCATCACCAAAACCAATATTAGAATTAATAATGTTTTTCATAATTACCCCTTACCGGTGCCATCGCCATAGCCACTGCCATCGCCATAGCCACGGCCATAGCCACGGCCATAACCATCGCCATAGCCACGGCCATAGCCACTGCCATCGTCATAGCCACTGCCATCGCCATCGCCACTGCCATCACCATAGCCACGGCCATAGCCATAGCCATCGCCATAGCCACGGCCATAGCCACTGCCATCGCCATAGCCACGGCCATAGCCATAGCCATCGCCACGGCCATAGCCACGGTCATAGCCACTGCCATCGTCATAACCGAAGCGATCACCAAAACCATTGCGATCGCTATGACCATTGCTATAATTTAAAATATTGTTAAAAATATTATTTTTTTTCATGTTTATTCTTAAAAAATTTAGTTAAAAAAATAGCCGTTTACTGCTAAACGGCTACAATAATAAATTTAAAAATTATTTTTATTAACTTTCGGCGTGTTGAGTCCAAATAGGAACTTTTTTAATATTTTGTTTTGCTTTATCAGTTACGTTTAATATTTCAATAGCTTCAAGCAAAACTACTTTGTCAACCTCACAAGGAAATTTGCAATTTTCTGGACGAGAAACACCTAACATTGCTAATTCACTTAATGATGATGCGCCATCCCAATACCACAATCTTCTAGCATTTCTTAAGACAACTTCTTGATTTGTTCTTGATTCTAATTCACCAGCAAATACGCCAGCGCTGTAAGTTCTAACAATTACATATTCCATAGTTGTTCCTTAATTTTAAAAGTTTTAGAAAAAGTATTTTTTTTGTTACCAAGCGTTTATTGCTTGTTATATTTATAATATCAAATTATTAATAATAGTCAATATATGTTTTAAGTTTTTTTTATTGATTCTTTAAAATTTTCAATTGATTGCTGTATAAATTTAATGCTTAAATTGATATCTTCTTGTTTTAATTCATTTGTTTTTTTTAAATTTGTTTTAAGCATGCTAATTAAATCATTAGCTTTAAATGTAAATTCTTTTAAAAGTAAATTTTTATCCATTAATTATATCCTTTTTTATT